AACACTCAGGAAGATGCCGCACAATTCATAATAGACGGCTTGCAAGCCGAGTTAGAAGCCTATCTGAGAAGACCTGTAGAACAAACTGCGTTTACGGAAACTTACAGGGTGCCTGATGTGGGAAGAGGAGTTGTTAATCAACAGTATTACTACAACTATACCACGCATCCTGAAACGTCTTTGACATCTCCCGGCATTATTTATACTCCAATGTATACGTTGTATTTGGATAATAGCCCTGTTGTGTCGGTTGATTCTGTGACTATAACTCCTGCTAGTGCGTCAGCTACTGCTACTGCACAGGTGGCTGAAAGGGATTATATTACTAGAAAGTATGGTTTAGATTTATTTAACGCTTACGCTAATGATCGCATAACTGTTACGTATACTGCGGGTTTGGATGGGGCGAACATAAAGTTGTTTAAGACTTTGATGCTTCGTGCAGCTACGAGAGAAATGCAGAATATGCATGATGATGTTGTTGGATTGAAAGATTTAACTACTAGAAATGTTGCTCCTTTGGAGACTGGTTTTAACGATAGAGAGCTGTTTAGCATAAAAAGATATCGACGAGTAAGAGTGTCGTAAAATGGCTAAAAGAAAAGTTACGACTAATGTTTCAGTCGATACAACAGAAGTCCGTAAACGCTTTATTGGTTTTCGGATGCGGGCTAAGAACTTTACACCTGTTTTACGTTGGGCGTTTCAGCAGTTACAGAAAGCGCACTTAAAGAATTTTGCAACTGAAGGAAGAGCCAGCGATTCTCCGTGGCGTCCTCTTGATCCTGAGTATGCTACATGGAAGCTTGAAAGATACGGAAATCAGGGTATACTTGTTGGTAGGCGTGCGGATGGAAGTGATTTGAGAGCTAGTTTGATTTTTGATAATGCTAGAGGCTCGATAAGGAACATTATCACGACTGCTGAGGGAACTACATCTGCTGAGTTTGGTACTGATCTTCCGTATGCAAAATTTCATCAGACAGGGACAAGAGATATGCCTGCTCGTAAAGTAGTGTATGTTCCACAGTTCTTTAAGTATAAAATGAAACTAGCTGTTTTAGAGCATATTCTTTACGGTGAGAAAGACGAATTTAAAGTTGGCGATGCCTACACGACTCTTAGAAGGGGGCTACTGCCATGATGTCAGGACCAAGAATTGCGAAGCAATACGTTACTAACTTCCTTGCATTAGATATGCCTAGTAGATTGCTAACTTATAAAAACTATTGGAATCTTAGTGACAGCCAATTACCGACTCCTGTGTCGTATTTGGCTTATGAGCCTTTTACTTTAAGCAACTGGCCTACTGTTATTACACTTGTGCAGGGAACTACTTCAGTTAGACGAGAGTCATATGAGAGTGACTTTGATCCGAACTTCAGGGTAACGTACAGTATGCGTACTTATATTTGGGCTAGAGCAACAGGTGCTCAAGAAGTTACTGAGATGCGAGATAATTTAACTACTGTTACACGAGAAGCTTTAATGGATGGTGCTTCTTTATCAAAGTACGATCAGGGGGCCAGCGCAATAGCAGGAGTTCCGTGTTATCCCAAAATAAATGAAAGTACAATAAATGAAGAATTTTCTGATCTGACTTTAATAAAAGGTGAAAGACTTTTAGCAGGAGCCTATATAGCGTATGACCTGTCGCTGGAAGAGATCATAGACCATGATACTGCTGGCATTATGCAAACACATTCTAATACAATATCTAAAATGGCCTTTTTGCCGAACGCTCCAACTAATGTTATAGCAGTTGCGGGTGATACACAAGTTACACTAGGGTGGACTGCGTCTACTTGGGATGGTGGATTGTATGATGTTACTGGGTATAAGATAGAAAGCAGTGTTGATGAAAAAGAAACTTGGTCAACAGTTGTCGCAAACACAGGATCTACGGATAGAAGTTATACGGCAACTGGACTTACTAATGGAGTTAAAATTTACTTTAGAGTTTCATCTATTAATGCTGCGGGTACAGGCGATGCGTCTTCAGCAAGCATTGGTGTTACGCCTGCTAGCTCTTAGGATTCTAAAATGGTAATGGGTCGTTGGAAACTCAGGCCTGAGCCTTATAAGCCCAATCCTGTTGATGCCGATAATGACGGTATTGTTCAGGAGCAGACTATATGGGAGCGCCCTGCTGGAACTAGGTTTATTACTGAGGCAGGAGAGGCTTTTCTTGGTGGGCTTGATGGCACTGATGCTTCTCAGCTTCAAGGGTTGCGTTTAGTAAACGAGAAAAATGAGCCTGTTGAGTATGAGCCTTCATTCAAAAAAGAACAGATAAGTCTTGGTGAGACATTTGGTACGCTTGGTAGCAAGATTGGTACGCTTCAAGGAAAGCCTGTTCAGCCTGAGAAAGTGCGTCCTAGTAGAGCACCAGAGCCGAGGCTTCCGATATCTCCACGAGAGCTAGCTGACCTTCGCAGAGAATATCCGGACCTTTTTGACGATGAAGGCAATTTATTGGATAGGATTCGTGATCCTAGGAATCCTGAAAGATACTTTTTGGGTAGGCCTGTTCGTAATGAGTTGGAAGCTATTAATACTCCTGATGAGTTGGAAACGTATCTTAAGGGTAAAACTATTGTATCTTTCGATGTAGAAACTTTAGGTAAGATTACTCCGGAAGAGGAGAATGATGATCGCATAATTCAGTTGGGTGCGGTTATTTATAGAGATGGTGAAGTGGTGGCAAGGTTTAATAAATGGATTGCCGCTCCTTGGGATTCTGTTGGTGATTGGGTACGAAATAATGTTAAGACTAATGATGGTGATCCGTTAACGCAGGAATTTTTAGATTCGCAACAGTCCACGAAAGAGGTTTTAGAAGAATTTTTTGCGTGGTTTAGAGAGAATACTGGTGGAGGGCCTCCTGTTTTGTTCTTGGGGCAGAATGTCGAGTTTGATATGCTTCGCTTAAGGAATGAGGTTAATAGGACTGCACCTGTTGGAGGGTTTACTTTAGATAGTGTTAATTCACCGTATGTTGATACGCAGTTGTTGTTTAAGAATATGCAGCGAGCTGGTATCGCTCCTGATGGGCAGAGTTCTTCGTTAAATAAGTTGCGGCAGTTTTTGGGGATTAAGAAAGATTTTGATCATCATCAGGCAGATCAAGATGCTGAGATGACGGGTGATGTGCTTTGGGCTTTAGTTGATTTTTTGAAAGTTAATGATCCTGATGGTTCTGGTACTAGGCGTTTGTTGAATGTTCCTGAGCAGAATGTTGCTGAGCAGAGGTCTATTGAGGAGTGGGAAGCGAAGCGTGAGCAGTATGTTAAAGATAAGGCAGATCTTGAAACTGTTAAGGCTTTGTTGGTTGATGTTAAAAAGAATGTAGTTGATGGTGAGGATGATACACCGAAAATACCTTTGTTGGGTGCGCCTGAAAGTCGAGTTGAAGAAGATGAAGCTTTAGTTAGAGCAGCTGAAGAGTACACTGAGAAGATAGATGTTGAGTCTCCAGATTTTATGAGTAATGACATAACCCCAGAGGAAAAAGAAGGGCTTCAAGAGCAAGCTAGGTTTATTATAGGTTTAGTTGGTAAGTCCATAGGAGGTAACAGAGGTAATCCCTTAGACCAAGAAGAACGACTTAAAGAAGTACAAGGTAAACCAGAAAAGAAAATTAGAATAGATTTTAAAGATGAAATGCACGACTCTACTATAAATGATACTGGCGTTCAATTAGGTGGTTATACTTGTACACTGATAGAAGAGCAAGAGGGCGGGTATATAAACTTGGTGGAAGAAAGCGCTCTTGTAAACACTTCGGAAGCTGCTAATCCTAGTGATGGTTTGTCTGCAATTTTAAATGTTGCTCTTTCTGAAGTTTCAGAAAATCCTGAGAAACAGAGTGACAGAGTCTTAAGCGCATCTGGAGGCGTATCAATTATTCATGAGTTGATGCATAATGAGGAGTTTATTGGAGGATCATACGCTGTTTATAAAATGGATAAAATAAATAGAGTAGGAGAAGCATTAGCAACTTTTTCTACTAAAGAAGAGGCCGAGGCATTTGCGGCAAGTCAACAAGGTTCTAGAGGAATTAGCCCTAATAGGCCGTCGTTTGCAGTTCTTGAAAACCCTGTTACGGCTCTTTCAAGCGCTACATTATCTAAACAATTACGATTTGCGTTAGATGATGCGTTGTTCACAAAAGACGCTAATGGAAATTTAGTTGCAAAAGAACTTCCTACAGAGGGTTATTTAAGACCGGAGTATAAGAAGTTTGTTAAAAATTATCAATCGTTCATGTTGTATATTCAGGAAGCTAAACAAGCGTTTTCTCCTCCGTCAGGTTATGATAAGAGTGAATATGATGTAATATTTGAACGTTTTGAAGAACAGTATTTTAAAAAATTTGGTTTTATTGCTTTACTTGGTTCGCCTAATGGTGAAAAATATATTCAATCGACAAGTGCTCAGAATGTTCAGGGTTTGCGTGTGTTGCAAGCTGTCTTAAGTACGGATGCGTACTCTGCAGAAGTTACTAATTTAATGCCAGATGATCCTGATTTGATAGTTAGAAATGCGGTAGCTAAACATATGATTGGACATCATCTTGTTGATCGTTTAGATGATTTGCTTGCCAATATGCCGACAAATATGCGTCAAGACATGGCTACCGATGAGCCAGAGTTACTCCAAGATATGTATAAGCTAGGAGAATATTTTACGATACTTCAGGCTCTGCCACAAATTATGTTATCTTCGCAAAAATCTAAGAATGATCCGTATAATGAATTTTTTGGGGCAAGTGAGCTTAAACTAATTAAAGCTAGTTTGGTTCAGGGAAATCCACTCTATAAAGATGCACAGGATTGGGATGGAACCCTTGATGATTTGCTTGAAAGAGTAGACACACTTTTATTGGGCCTGCAAAACTCCAGTGTAAATGGAGTAAGAACGTATGTTAGAAATCAGACAGAAGCAGCTAGAATTTTTGTAAATGATTTGGTAAGAGATGAGTTTGGTCGTAAAATTTATAGAAGGGGCCCTGATGGAGATAGAGTATTAGTGCCAGCTCCTTTTTTTAAGTCTTCTACTACATTTGAAGTATTGGGCACGGAAACTAATCCTTTCGTAGATGTTTTTGAAGAAAGAACTTTAAATCCTTTTGAATTTCATCAAAATATCCCAGACGGAGCAAAAGGATTGTATTATGACTTAAGTAAAATTTATCTACAAGTTTCATTAGGGCAAGATCCTAGTATGTACGGTAATCTGAACTTAGGTGACAATTTGGCGTATGTGCATACGGCAGACTATTTGCTCCTTCCTGAAGAAATTTGGGCTAGGGCTGGAACACAGTTTGTTTTATTAGCTTCGTTACAAAGAAATGGTATTGCCCCTGATGTTATAGATAGTTTTTCTAGGAAGCATAGTATGAGGGTGATTGCGTACACGAACGGAATTATAGATGGCATTGAAGTTAATGCTAATCTAGAAAAAGCTATTAATGAAATAGCTGAAGGCACGGATAATCCTCAGGAGGTGGCTAGCCTTTTAAGGATGGTTGCCGCGCAAAGTGGGATATATGAAGGCATTGGAAGGGCTAGTAATAACTTTACCGAGTTTTCTGAGGTGGTTCTCCCATCAATGACTGGTATGCTATCAACAAACTTAGCTGAGGAGCCTACTCCATCAGTTTTTGGAAGTAAGACTACTCCGGCTTTTAGAGATGCACGCTTTCGAGGTTTGTCGTTTGACAGGCGTCAAAATTATGGGGGTTCTGTTCGACAAGAGTTTAAGCCTACGAGGCGTCGTAGTTCTGATGGGTCTATTGTTGAAATGGCTCAGTTTCCTTCTGATGCTCAGATAAATGCTGAAGTTAGTAAAAGTGTGCAAGAGTTTATTGATAATTATGAAAACCCTCCAATACCTCTTAAAGATGAGACAGGTGATAATATTGCTATTTTTACAGGTAATACAGCGGACGATATAAATAGATTTCGTCAACAGGTAGTTAATCTTTTAGCTCAAAATGATATTTCAGATGATGACAAAGTAGCGGTTGTTAATTATTTGCGAGATACTTTTAGTGGTGACACACTTCCACAAGGTCAAGGATGGACGACGAATTTTTGGCCTGAGGAGCTTCGTGGCGATAATTTTGATTGGGCTGGTTTAGCAGATGCGTTGTTTAAATCAGCGGATAGGCTTGCAGAGGCTAATTCAAAAGAAGTTATTGAGAAAAGAAAGTTAGAAGCCCAAGATCCGTTAGTGACTGTTGCAGGGCGTGTTGAAGAAATCGATGACATGAAGGTTAGGATTACTACTAGTGGAGATAACCCTGTAGAAAGAATGCTTAACGTCAATCGACGTCCTGAACGCTTTAGATGGTTAGAGGTTATTTCTGAGCGGTTTGACCGAAATCCAGATGTGACTTCAGTAGATGATCGTGGCAATGAAACAATTAGTGAAGCTAATGCAACTAAGCTTTCTAAGAAGTTTTTAGAAGATGAAGGCATACTTGCTGCGCTTAATCGTGCGTATACGGCTGGTGTGACTAGAGATGAACGGTTAGGCGAGCTACGAGTAGCGTTGCAGGAGTTAGATGCCGAGAATGCTAACAACGGTAAATCAACTAACCATGTTGCTGATATTGATAGTTGGATAAATGTTGTTGATGATGCTTTAGCTATAGAAGGTGGAGCGTATCGTGGATTGGGGCCTAAAGCTTTAACACGGGCTGAGGTAGAAGAGCGTGATGCTAAGATTCGAGAGCGTTTAGGTATTGATCCTAACGCTGAGATTCCTAAAGGTAGTACGGGTCCGGTTAAATCTGAAGTGTTAAAGCAAACTATTGCTAATACTGGACAAAATCAGTTTCTTGTAACGGATACTATTGAGGAAAAAAATAATGAGGTTAAAGGAATAATAAGAGAGCTTGGCGGGTTTTGGGACCCTGATGAGTTATTTGATCGGCTTCCAGATAACTGGAATGAGTTAAACCGCGACAAGCGAAAGCAAGTTTTGAAAGATTTAGGCTATGGTACTCGTATTGAGACGATTGGTCATACGGTGACTAAACCAGAACCTGCTGTTGAGCGTTTAGAAAAACGACTAGAAACACTTAATTCACCTTTTCCTGAAAGCGACTTTTTGATATATGCTAGGGATGAAAATGGCGATCTTATTAAAGATCCAAGTGATCCTACGGGTTATAAGCAAATAAGGGGCGGTGTGAAGGTAGACCGGATAGAGATGTGGGGCGGTCAAGAGGTTAATCAGCTGGAGCTTTTAAAAAGGCTTGGCCTTTATGATGAAAATGATCCTGAGAAGAATGCTCGTAAAGATTATATCAGGGGAGTGTTCATTCTTCACAAAGCTAAAAATCCTATATTTCACCCGCCAGAGGGACCTACTTTTTCGAATGATGAAACGTTAAAAGATCCTAGATTTGTAGCTATGTTAGAAATGTACGATAGTTATTATGACAAGTTACTCAACATGACTCCTGAGGAGATATTTGAAGAGGTGACGTTTGCTCTAGATGGAATCGTAAACAATGAGGATGCAGAGATACGTGTACAAGTAGCTGACTTTGACAAGATGCTTGATGATGGTTTTTATAAAAATACTCATTTTAGGCAGTTTAACGATAAAGGTGTATTTTCTGAATTGTCAAGTACTCATTCTGCACATGATTTGCGTTCGGATATAGAGGCTCAGCATGGACTTCCACGCATGGAAGGTGATGGTGATATTGAGATTATGTCTGACCCTGATTCTGGCTTTACTGCGAGAACGTTGGCATCACCATCTTCAGGTTATTTATCTCCGAAAAATATTCATGAGTTTATGGACGATGGAGGAGATGGCTCTTTGTTTGGTAGAGGAGCGACAGAAGATGAAAAAAATTTTAAAAAGCTTGAGAGTCGTGCGAGTGTTTATGGAACAAACATGGTTGTTTTGAAACCAGAGCTACGAGATAGAACTAAATTAGTTGTTGGAGATGCAGCAAATCAGGGTGGTTTGGGGACTAGACTTGAAGATGCTACTCCTGAAGAGCTTTTTAACTTTTATTTTACAAATACACTAAGTAAAGGTCATAAACTTAATTTAGAAGTAGACGTAGACAGCTCTGGAGGTGGCTTAAATAGGCTGATTGAGCTGCTGGCAATATCCGATGCTATGAAGTCTTCAGATGAAACTAAAGCTAGAGTTGCTAAATCGATTCCTATTATGCATCTTAGTTCATTTGGCACTATAAATGGCCGCTACAATGATATAACCAAAGCAGGATTTAGTCAAGTTGAATCAGACTTTTTTCAATCTGTAACTGGTGATCCGCAATATTACGAAGCCCTTACATTTGGTAACTTTGATATGGGCGATATCGAAAGGATTGAAATAGCAAAATTCGTTCCTAGTTTGGGTGGTACTAGGGAAAAACTAGTACCGAGCTTTAATGAAACTAAGGTTAAGTCTAATTATAGCGATGCTGATAAAGCTGCGATAGAGAAAAGAACTGAAATAATTGAAAGATTGATTTCATCTGGAGCATTAAGTGAAGAAGCTACCGAAAAATTTAGAGATTTGAAAGCAACCAATCCTGAGCAATACTATAAAGTTATTACAGAATTTGATTTGGGAATAACTACTTTAATTAACCCAAGTACAGGAGGGAAGGAGAGTATTTTTGCGTTTGATAGGGAAGTAGCAAAGCAGTTTTATGAAGAAAATGGTGTGAGCGCTTTACTTGGTTTAGAACCAGTTCTTGGCAAGGACTCATTTGAAATTAAAAATCCTACTTTAGTTTCTAATTTAGCTTCAACCATGTCAGAGCTTATGTATGCTCAAAGAAGAGAAGAGTTTGCTAATAAAATTAGGGCTCTAGGTGACGATATTCAAATAAGGTATATGGACACTAGCGATCCAGATACGTTTAATCATACCAATCTTGCTATGAAAGATATGTTAGAAAGTGGTATATGGAAAACTCAATCTGGCATGCCAGAATATTTAAAAATAAATCCTGAAATTGAGACTAGTTTTCCAGATTTGCCTGTGGAAACACAATGGAGAATAATTAGAGAAGCTCGAGCTCTTTTTGTACTTGAAGGTTTAGCTAAGGAAGAAAGAATCTTTGATTCAAGTAAAAACCCTGATATATCTGATTTACCTGCAGAGTTGCAAACCGAAGTTAAGAGAAGACTAGATTTGTTGACACCAGAAGAAAAAGCTCGAGCAGAAGCTGAAAGAGAAGCTTACCTTGCATCGATTGCAGATGACTGGGGTGGACCCGGTTAGGTTTTTTAAATTTGTGGTGGTATAATAGTATTATGGCTATGACAACAAAAGATAAAAAAAGAATGATCGATGTTTTCTTTGATACTGACAAACAGCTTCTAGAGGGTGAAATAGTAAAAGCTATTAATGATGCCGCACAGTTGATAGTGTCACCACTTGGCATACAAAAACGTCTAGATCCTAATCCTAAATACACAAAATTTCAGCAGAAGTTTATTGATTCTGATATGACTGAAAAAGAATTAAGACGTTTATACAAAACCTATGGTAATGGAAGACAATTCCCAAAAAATATAGTTTATGATAAAGTAGGTATAGACCAAGAAGGGAAGCCAAGGTCACTGTATTTTGGCGAGTGGGCTTTAAAAGAAAGCCAAAGGCTGGCGAACAGCCAAGCGGAAGCGGACCAATTTTTATTAGAACAAAAGATAAAACGTTTAAAAGAAGATACTATCTAGAAACCATTAGTTCCAGCCTTCAAAGCATACTGCGTGGTAATATAATACTTGAAAGCAATCGTTTTTGCTAGTTGCCCACAGGGGCAAAAATACGTATTTTAAGTTATAACAAGGAAAATGGAGGCTAAATATGCCGGGAGTAAATGTCACCACTGCGGTACGCACGGGTCCTGTGGGTACTGGAGACATTGTGGCAGGTCAAGTATTCATGGCTGGAGAAGCCGAACGAGGTTCGATAACAGCCCCTACGCTTTTACGCAGTTTCAGTGATTACACGACCTACTACGGAAATTACCAGACAGGTAATTTATATGCACATGTAAAGACCTATTTTGATGAGGGTGGCACACGATGCTATGTTCAAAGAGTTTTGGGTTCAGGTAGTGCTACAGGGGCCATAACATTAAATGACTCGTCAGCTTCGGCAACCATGGTTGTCACGGCAAAGAGTCCGGGCGCATGGGCAGCTAATCTTGATGTTCAGGTTGCTGCTGCAGATGTGTCAGGATTTAAGATAAAAATTTATCTAGATGAAGTGTTGTTGACTACAACTAGAGACTTAACTTCAGTGGCTGATGCTATTGATGTTCTTAACACGTCTCCAGATGTTGGTCATCTTATTGTTGTTTCTGACGATTCAACATCTTCAGCAAATCCAGCTACAGCGGCTGCTACTGCTTTGTCAGGTGGATCTGACGGTTCTGCAGTTTCCGATGCCAACCGTGTGACAGGACTTTCGCTGTTTGGTGAGAATCTTAAGTCAGGGGCTGTTTGTATTCCCGGAGCTAATGGTTCTACTATTTGGAATGGTTTGCGTGATCATGCTGAAGCGTATAATAGAATTGCACTTTGTGGTTTTGCTTCAGGTGATGCAGCGGCAACTGCGAAAACAAACGCATCAGCGTATTATACTGATGCAAAGGCATCATACATGGCTTTTTATTGGCCACATGTTAAAGTTGATGCACCTGCTGCTAGCGAATTGGCTACTGGCACGTCTTCGACTGGTGCAGCTACTGTAACAATTTCACCAGAGTCTTATGCGGCTGCTGCTCGAACAAGAGCAGTTCAAGTTTCGACTGGACCTTGGCGAGCAGGGGCTGGACTTATTTCTGCGGCTAGAACAGTTACAGATTTAGCTCAAGAAGTTTCACCAACAGCTGGTGATTTGTTAGATGACGCAAGGATTAATGCTTTGCGTAAAATTGGTAATAGTATCAGAGTTTATGGTGCTAGGTCCATATCTAATGATGAAGCTAACTGGCGTTACATTACACAGAGAGACACAATAAACTATTTGGTTTATGGTGTTCAAGATAGGATGGAACAGTATGTTTTCTCCACTATTGATTCTCGTGGTAACCTATTTGGTAGAATTAGAGCGTCAATTAAAGGTTTCCTAGACCCAATTCGTGTCGCTGGCGGTCTTTATGAAGCGTATGATGATGACAATAGATTGATTGATCCGGGCTACAGTGTAGTTGTGGATAGTACAATCAATCCTGCTTCACAGCTTGCAGGCGGACTTGTTAAAGCACAGGTTGGCGTGCGAGTTTCTGGTGTTGCAGATCTTATTCAAGTAACTATCTCTAAGAGTAATCTTACGACCCCAGTAATCTAAGGAGAATATAAATGGCAAAAGTAACCCAGAGACAAATTATAGCGGAGATTATAGCTCGTCCTGAGGCCGAAAATGGAGGCCATGCGGCTGTTCCAGTTTTTGATACTTATTTTGCTACTGTTAGTGGTGGCGAAATAAGCGCTTCAGTTGAGAAAGTGTATGATGGAAACAGTAGTTTTCCAGAAGTACTCTGTGCTCCCGCTGAAATAGGCGATATTACGGTAAGCAGGTTTTACGATAATAATGTTGCTAGTGGTGATGATGCTTCTAAAATAGCACAACTTCGTCCACTTGTTGGCCAAGTATACTACGACCTAGCTGTCTACACAACTGATTGTGATTTGAAAGTAGCTGGTACAGAGAGAGTTTATCCAAAAGCGTTGCTTGTTGGATTAACTGAGCCTGACGGTGATGCCGCTTCAGGTGCTCCTGCTACCTACTCATTGACTTTTTCAATTAGTACTGTAGCTTCAGAGGGAAGTACTAGCGCTGGCGCATTATAAAATTAAATAATACTTAGATTACTACAGGGATGGCCACTGCATTGCAGTGGCTTTTGTAAAATATATATAGAAACTATTTATTTAAGGAAGTACAATGGCTATACCAACAACAAGCAAGTGGGTGCGCTTGGATGAGTTGCATCCTCGTTTTAAAGATCGCTTAGAAGCATTTTTTGCTGACCCTCGCATAAAGGGAAAAGTTAAGGTTGTTTCAGGGGTTCGCACGTATCAACAACAAAAGCACCTGTATGATGGATGGGTTAAGCGTAAACCGGGATTTAACCTAGCGGCAAACCCTGATAGAAAGAAGTCGAATGGCTTCCAAGGCAGCTACCACATGGCTCAACCTTCATTTGGTTCATACGGTTATGCTGTCGATTTTAGAATTACTGGTAAAGGCATATCGACTACCCAAGTTAATGCGATTGCTAAAGAGTATGGTATTCAAAAGACTGTGCCTTCTGAGTGGTGGCATCACCAACCCGGATATGTTTCTGGTGGTAAGTTTGTTTGGTTTGAGGCTTCTAAGATTAAGGGTGAAAAGAAAATTACTAAGGCCGTTGAAAAGCCAGAGACTGCTGTTGGTAAATATATTGCTGCTTGTACCAAACAGGTTTTGCGTAGAGGTAGTAAGGGTAAAGCTGTTGAGCTTTTGCAAAAACTTTTGGTCGCTCAGGGCTATAAGCTAACTCGTCACAAGAACCGTACAGGTATTGATGGTGATTTTGGCCCTGCTACACAGCGAGCTGTTAAGAGGTTCCAAAAAGATGAAGGCCTTGTTGCTGATGGAATTGTTGGTAAAAAGACATGGGCAGAGCTTACCGCTTGACATTGAAATACTATTTTGAGTAGGATATAAACATGGATGATATAAAAGAAGATATAGAAATACCTAGTGCGGCTCCTAAAGCTAAGAAAGCTGATGAAGCGAAAGAAGGAAAAGTAGCTAAAGGCTCAATACTGGATCAGTTGCGTGAAGAGATTACTCGAGAAGTAACTCGACCAGATATTGAGGTGCCTGTTCCTGAGCGTGAAGGGGTTAGTGTTAGGTTCTCTCCTAATATTTCAAATGAGCAACTTAAGTCTTGGCGACGTAATTCTACAAATAGGAAGACAGATGAATTGGATTCAATTAAGTTTTCTTGTTATGTAATTGGCCAGACTGTTACTGGAATCTATTTTAATGATGAACTTGTTGAAGATGATGCTGGTTATGCTTTGAACTTTGCTTCTCCTGCAATTATGGAGATGACCAATACAACAAAGCCTTTACCTGATGCTATTAGAGCTTTCTATGCTGTAGATCCTCATCTTGAGTCAACTGCTTTGAAGATTCTAGATTATGCAGGCTACGGCGACGAAGTGGATGCTGAAGACCCTACGAAGGGCTAGTTGAAGAGCTGGCCCGAGATTCTAGAGTAATATCGGCTGCTAGGCTTGCGGAAGCTTTTCATACCGATCCTATAGAATTAATGAACTGTGATGAAGATACTTGGCTGTTGAGAATAGCCTGCGCACAAGCACTTTCTAACGATCATAAAGAGCGAGAAAGGCAAAGAAAGGGCACAGTTGGTGGCTACGGTTAATATGGAATTTCTATAGAATATGTAGAGAATACGAGTTATTTCTGTAGGAGTTTTGATGGCTGTATCAGATAAGGTAGTCATAAAGGTTGAGATTGATGCCGATATTGACAAGGACCTTAGTAGAATTGAGGCGAGGTTACGGAACCTTGGTAAGGCTAGCTCATCTACAACTCGTGATGTTGATCGACTTGATAAAGCTGTAAAAAGAGCTGGTGATAGAACTGATCTTCTGAGGAAACGTATAGATAAGAATACGAACTCCATGCATAAGTTCAAGATGGTGCTTAGGAGCGTTACATCGGCTATTGGCTTAATGGTTAAGACGTTAGCCAAGTTTTCTTTTATTGCGTTAGCAGGTCAGGTCGCTTTATTTACTGCAGGTCTTTTGGGTGTTAAAGCTGCTTTGATAACTGGTAGATTTGCAGTTAAAGCGTATGAGGCTACTTTGCGTGGTTTGTCTGTGGCTGCTTCTTCAGTTGCAGTTTCTCTTGCTGTGGCTGCAGCGGCTATGCGTGAGTTTCAATCTGTTCAGCTAGCCCCTAATATGGGCGGGTTTGGACCCGGAACTGGTGGAAGGCCAAGTGGCTTTGTGAGGGCTACTAGAATGACTCGTGCTTTTATGGGTACGCAGACAAGTGGTTTAATGGGTTCAGAAGCATCAAGTGGGACTTTAGCTGCTTTGTCTAAAGTTAAAGGCGTTGGCGCTGGAAACGTGAACATGCTTACACGGCAACTGTTTAACTTATCAGGTGGTGATGGTAAAGCGGTGCAAGCTTTGGCAGGAGCCTTGGGTGGCGGTGATTTAGCAAAAGCTAAAGCAGCTATATCAGGTGCTGCTGGTTTTAAAAAAGGGTCTTTAGATAATGTTACTACCATGGCTGGACTGCTTGGCGCTATCGGTAGCGGAGGAGCTGTTGCTAATAACTTCCAAGGTCTTGGTGCTGCAATGGCAGACACCTTTATTGGAAGAATGAAAACACAGTTTGGTTCTTTAGTTAGAATGTTTGCTGACTTAGGTGATGTTTTTCTAGGTCCTGCACAAAACACAATGGTAAACATAGCCAGAATTATTAGAGAAGACCTGATGAGTATGTCAGCGTCACTAAATTCGTTTGGCGTTAACTCGTTTTTACCCACGCTTGAAACAACGGTTGATAAGGTTAGCAAATTTATTAGAGACATTGTTATTCAAGACATGTCTCGAATTACTGAGATTGGTGAGAACTTTGTTAACTTCTTTAAGTCTATAGGTAGCTTCTTCTCTCGCTTGGGTAATTTCTTTAGGAGTTATGAGCCTGCTGCGAATGTTCTTTTGGACATGTTTAGGGCGATGTCTAATACTGGTGGGGGTCGTAAACTTTTTAGAAACTTCAGTGATTTGATTCTTGAGAATGCTGACGCTTTTAAAGAGTTTGGTGCTTCTATTGGTAGAGTTTTTGGTGCTTTGTTTGATTTGATGAAGGGTGGTCAGATAGGAATATTTGGCAACCTTGAACGATTAGCTAAGGGTTTTGATGTCGCTGCGAGGAAGCTTATACCTGCGTTTGGTAAGATTCTTGATGCAATTACTCCTATTTTAGATAAGATTCCTCAAGCTATTGAGGGTATAGCTGCTGCTTTGAATATGGTTGCTCCTATTCTTAAAGGTCTTGCTGAAGTTGTTGGTATGTTGTTTGGCGCTCTTGGTGCTTTTTCTCCTGCTATGACGGGTATGGCTTTGTTGGGTGGTGGTGCATTGTTTGCAGGTGGTGGTGCTAGAGGTCGTCGTCGTGGGCTTGGAAGAAATATTAGAAACGCACGAGGCGGTGGAAGTAGATTCTTTTCTGGTGCACAAAGCCGAGCAGATGCCATGGAAATTGCGAATTTGGGTCCAATGGCGTTAACTCAGGCTGGTTTTACAACTTCTATGGGAGGTAGACTTGTAAACGATGTTGGGGCATTCGGCAATAGAGCACAACGGATCATGGGAAGTAGAGGATTTTTACGAGGGGTTCAAACGGTAGGCGCTATACCTCAAATAGTAACTGGTACGGTTGCCAATACAATGAATATGCTTCCAGTAGCGTTTGGCGGCCAGCCACTGGGTGTAGACCCGACAGCTATTAATCCGTA